CCGAAAAAGTAGTTCGAGCCCGCACCCAGGTCGATCGACAAAATGTATTGCCCGGAGGTCAACCCCTCGCCCATCAGGATAACGGAATGGGGTGAGTCGCCCCATAGAATCATTGGGCCGGGGACGTTCAGCGTTGCAGAGACTTTGTAATACTGACCAGCGACTTCTGGGGGGAAGTAAAGCGCCCCGCGAATGCTTGCCACGTAGTTAATAGCGGCCTGAATTGCTGCCGTGTCGTCTGTGACCCCATCGCCAACAGCGCCAAAGTCCTTGACGTTGACAACATCACGCAGCCGTGATTGCACGCTGCGAGACACTGCCCCGGTTCCCTCTGGCAGGAATGTCACGGCATCCGCAGTTGAGCCCGCTGAGTACGCCGCCGCAACTGCGCTGGCAACCTGCGTCTGCGTGACCGTGGACAGTTCAGTAGCACCGGTGGCCGCATCGAACACGATGAACTTGTCCAGCCGATCCACAGCAGCGGGCAGCTCAGGCCACGCCTCGCCAGCTGGACCGCGCAGCGATCGGCTGACCTGCTCCTGCAGCTGCTGCGCCATCAGGACCGGCGCGTCCAGGTCAGGGTTCAGAACCGCGCTGGGCAGATCGCCCTGGTATTGGTAGTCCGACGAGCGCAGGAACTGCATGTTCCGGCGACGAACCACTGTGGCGCCGTTGGCCGGGGCGACGACGAAGGTCACATCGCCCCCAGCATCGACGCCGGCACCGCTCACCGTGTAGTCGGTCGCCAGCGTCTTGACCACGCCGTCGACACTCACCTCCAGATCGGCATCCCGGATGATCTTGAAGGTGTACGGGAAAACAGTCGTCGCGCCGTTGCCGGTGCTGCTGTTGACGGGGGTCTGTGCTGAAACTGTCAAAGGGCACCTCGCGCGTGTTGTGCGCGGGTGCAGGCTTACATCTCCAGCTCTACCTCGTGCACACCCGCGGATGGACGCCAATCTTCCCGCCCATTGGCATTCGGGTTCCCGGAAACCTGCCCAATGATCCGCCCCACCCGCACCGGGGTGTCGGCAATTGCCCCGCTGGCGCTGTCGATGTAGTCGTCTGGCTGGTTCGTGGCCGCCGGGTTGAACTGCATCATCTGGTCGTAGGCTGGGCCGTCCAGCACCGACACGTGCGCCCACAGAAAGCCCGAGGACAGCGGCGGCTCGAAGGCATCAAGGATGCGCTTTTGCTTGTTCACCACCGCGAAGTCTTCCTTCACCGCGATGCCGTAGCGTTTCAGGTGCTTGCGTGCGATCTTGGGCACGAATCCGCCTGGGCCGTTGGTCTCCACCGTGATGCACGGAACCTGCAGCGGCGCCAGCAGTTTGGCCAGCTGGTGCACCTGGCCGCCGATCAGCGTTTTTTCGTCGGCCGCGAACTCCTCCAGTTCACCGGTGAGCGCCACCGACCGATGCCAGTACAGCCGCCCGCCCTCGTCGGTGTAGATGATCGACACCGCGCTGGCATCGCTGTGAATCTTGCCCAGCGAACAGTCCCAGCGGGCTTTGCAGCCGACGATGCGCACGCCCCCCAGCATCAGCAGGGCCTCGCCATTGGCATGGCGCAGCACCGGCTCCACGTCGTAGGCGATCATGCGGTCCGGGTTCAGGCGTGTCTCGGTCACGGGTTTGGCCTCCAGTTGGTACTGGGAATCCCAGCCGTTCAGGGTGCGGGTGTCCTTCCTGCGCTGCTCGATCTCCTTGCGGGTGAAGCGCTCGGGCCAGGCGCAGCCGGCATAGATGTCCAGCACGGCGCCCGGTGGGTTGGTGAACACTACGCACCGGCCGTCCAGCATGTAGTCCTTGCCCTCGACCAGCAGCCGGGAGAACTTGCCGATGCCCAGCATGACATACAGCCCGTCCGGCCCCGGGTCGAAGTCGAACGCGAACCTCACGCGCGAGCCCGGATCCTCGTATCGCTTGCCGTGCTCGAACAGGGGAATTTTCAGCACCGCGGCCCCGCCTTCGATCTGCTCGGTGTAGATCGAGTCGTGCGTGTGCGGCGTGCCGATGTAGGTCTTCTGCGCGCCAGGGACCGCGATGTGCGTCGACTCCTCGATCTTTAGCCGCAGGTTCTGCCGTGCCTCGGGGGTCTTGATGTTCTTGGGCACCTCGACGTCGTCGAAGTCGATGTCGTCGGCCCGGCTGCCGGTGGCGTTGCCGTTTACCCCCACAGCCTGCATGCTCGGGTTCCGTGCATCACTGGAACCGTTCACCCAAAACGACTGCGCCCCGGGCTTGGACGGCAGCATGCCATCGCACAGCGGATGCCGGCGCAGCACGTTGAGGGTGTCGCGCGTGAGCTTGGTCGACAGGGGATCGTCAGCCGCCCATACCAGTGACCGCCAGGCGCTGTCGCGGTACAGTTTCCACGCCTTGTAGATCGCATATGTGGTCGACTTCGCGGCGCCCCGGAACACCATCAGCACACGCACAGGGTCGTCGCACCGCTCCAGCCACCGCACCATCTGCCAGTGCAGGTCTGGAACCTCCCAGCCCATGAGGTCGGCCCATAGCTGGAAGAAGGTCGAGAAGTCAGCCTTTCCGCCCATGGACAGCCGCGTCGAAGTTGGCCTTCGCTGTCTTGTCCAGCACTCGTTTCATCGCCGCATGCGCTCGTTTCTTGGCGTCGTCGATCTTCATTTCCAGGTCGGCATCGCGTGCGGCCTGCAGTTCGTCGTCGCTGGTCCTGCGGTCCTCGGCAGACGAGATCAGGTCAATCGTGTATTTCAGCACCCCACCGGTGCCCATGGCGCCCTTGCGGTCCCAATGTCTATCCCCGCGCTCGTCCTTGGTCATGTCGGCCGGGAGTTTCCCGGCGCCGCTCCAGTTGTCCGGGTCGGCTTCGAGCAGGAACACATCGGCCAGTCGCTCGGACAGGTCTTGCAGTTGTTGCAGTTGGTCAGGTCGCATGGCCTATTCTCCTACGATGTTGCCGAATTCGGGCGCCCGGCTCGGCAGTGCCTCGGCAGGGTCCCACCAATACCCTTGATTCCAGTCCTTCTGTGCCCTCTGGCGCATGCGGGCAAGGTAGCCAGGGTTCAGCGCTTCCTGTGCAGCGAACAGGAACCAGTGTTCGTATGCCCCTCGGGTCCACCACAGGTTCGAGTATGGAAGTTGCGAGTTACCCCAGCGCACCGCCTCGGCGCCGAAGTGGGTGTCTTTTCCCTTGGCCGCTTCCCAGGCATTGGCGACAACCAAGTCACCAGCCAGGCCCGCCACCGCGCCGGCAGACGGGCCCAGCACGGTGCCGACAACCTGCTCGGCCTTGTTCCCCCGCTGCTCGGTCGGGTCCTTGAAAAGCAAGTCCCCAAGGTATCCAGCCCCGCCGCCTTGAGCGACAGCACGAAGCCAGAATTTCCCCTCGGTCATGTCGTAGGGGTCCTTCCCCTGAACCAGTGCCTTGGTCTGCAGAACCATGGACCCCAGCATCATCAGCGTGAGATTCAGCCCTGCGAGCACTGCCATTTTGTTGATGGCCCCGCCAGTTGCAGACTCAGCCCCGTACCCTGCCGGCGCACCCTCCATGCCCTGCGGTGTCTCCAGCACCCGGCGCCAGTGACGGGTGAGCATGGCAACAGGGAAGGACTTGAACTGCGCGAATGAGCGCATCGCCTCGCCGCGGATGGTGCCGGTGGGCATGCCGCCGCCGGTGACAATGGCACGCGTTGCCATGTCGGGATTGACGACGGCGAATTGCGCTTCGTCCAGAGTGAAGGCCAGAACCTTGGTGGCGACCTGCGCGGCGTCCGGGTCGCCCGTGGCCTTGATCGCGTCCGGTGTGAGCATGTCGTATCCGTTCAAGTTGTCGGCCTGCGCCTTGTTCACGACCGCCCAATCGGCCTCGGTGATGCCCTTGCGACCCAGGATGAAGCGGTCCCACTCGTCGAGCTGCGCCCAGGACTTGCGGCCCATCTTGGCCAGGCCGTTCATCATGGTCATGGAAAACGCATTGCGCAGCCCATCGGTCCAGGCGTTCATCAGCGACAGTTTCATAACCGACCCGGCCACGCGCCCCGATAGGCTGTGCGTGAGGTTGTCGCCGGTCCAGCGGTTCAATGTGCTGGTCAGTGACTCGCCGATGATGCCGTGCGACTGCAGGAACTGGCGGGTGTTGCTGTCGAACTGCGCCCCGATGTTGCGCAGCATGTCGAAATACGGCAGCCGGTTGTAATGCAGCGTCGTGGCGATAGTGCCCATGTCCGTGATACTGGAGATCACCGCCCCGCCCAGCTTGGCCGCCGTCTGGATGTTGCGCGCATCCTGCCCGATCTGTGCAGCGAATCGGTTTTGCGGGGTGGTAGCCTTGCCCGATACGAGGTTCCAATACGCATCCGGCGTGTTGAATGCGCTTCGGTTGGCAACTGTCCCCACCCCGTCCGCACGCTCGGCGATGTCGTTCTGCAGCCGGAACTGTTGCTCGGGGTTTGGGCCGTAGCGCTCGACCAGTCCGATGTCGCGCGCCATGTGGCCTACGTGGCCGAGCATCGCATCGTAGAGCGAACCCTGCCCATACTCGTCCATGTACGCCATCCAGGCATCACCGTCCTTGAAGTGCAACACCCGGCTGTCACTCCCACGGTTTGCCCTGGCTCCCGAGCCCTTGAAGTCTCCCGGGCTGGTCTTGTTCAATCCCCCGGTGGCGATCGTGTCCTGTGCGGCTTCGAGCATCGCGGTCAATTCGGCGTTGTCCATCAACGACCCATCCGGGCGCACATACTGCTCGCGGTCCAGCAGGGGCAATACCTTTGCCGCCCATGCTTTGGGGCCGGCTTCCATCACCCGCACGGAATCGTGGATCTGTGACAGGTAGCCATACCCGAGCTTTCCGACATCCCCACCCGCCGCGTTGAAGCGAAGCCGCAGAGGTTCGATGGTTTCCAGCCACGCCTTTGCGCCTGCCAGGGCAATCCTGTTCCCGGTGGAGCCGTCCGCATTCCTGAACACCTCGCGCACCACATCGCGGGTTGTGACTGGGTTGTCCAGATCGAAGATGCGCATTCCCAGGTTCCGAAGGAGCCCGGTTCCATCTCGGTTGGCAGCCGCATCCATCAGGTCGCCCAGGCCCGAGATCGCATCGTTGCGAACTGCGTCGATGTACTGGCCGGTCTGCTCGATGTCGCGGATCAGGGCCTGTGACCGGGTGAGTTTGGCCGACCCTTGGATACTGGAGATCCGCGAATCGGTCTCGGCCGTGCGCAGGACCTGCAGCGTCTGGCGGTATTCCTTGAGCGCGGCCTGTGCCTTGACGTCCTGCACCGCGGCGACAGCGGCCTCGGTTACGCGCTGGTCACGCGACAGGCCCTGCCACCGGGTACGATCCTGGCGTGCCAGCTCGCGCATCTTGCCGCTGATGGCATCCTCGATCGCCTGCAGCTTGGATCGGCTCAGGGCCTTGCCAGCGGCGGCGGTTACTGCTGCAATACACCTCGGGTCCATGGTCAAATTCCTCCAATTCCTCGGCTACTTCGGCGCCATGCTGGGCATGGTGTTCGTGATCGTGTCCGGCGCGCTGGGCGGCTTTCGCCCGGCCTGGCGGTACATGCGCATGTTGGTCACGCACATCGCAGCGCTGGCGGCCCTTGGGATTGTCGTTGCCGCCATCGCCGGCATGTGGGTCGATTAGCGCCGCAGCGCAATCCGGTGCGAGCGCACCAGGCGCAGGGCCGGGCCATCTTGCAGCTCGCGCGCCAACAGCTTGACGGCCTGCAACAACTCGTCGTGGGTCAGGTCCTGCGCGCTCAAGATGTCGGCCAGTGCCATGGCGCGCGGTGGCTTGGCAGCAGCGCTCACCGGTGCGGCAGCGGCGACTACCGGCACGATGGCAACTGCGGGCGTGGCCTGCGACTCGGGTGTGGCGACTGGCGCCGGCGCGGGAGCCTGGGCCTTGGGTGCCTTGACCCGGGCCGGCCTGGTCGCCAGCTTGGATGCCGGCCTGAGTGCGTACGCCGACAAGCTGGGCGCCGGCTTAATCCCCGTTGGAGGCGTGTCCTGCGGGATCGTGCTGGTCAGCACCTCCGGGGGTAGGGGTACGTCGTAGTCCTGGATGCGCTGGCGGCGCATGCGCGGCTTGGGGCGCGCACCGCCAAGGCTGACGACTTCGGCCAAGTCCGCAGAGCCGGGCGCCAGTGCCGCATCGGTTTCCTCGGAAATGCCAACCGCTGCGATCTGCACCGCCGCCAGCGCAAGAGCTGTATCGGTCTCTTGGGCGATTCCTGGCGCTGTGCCAACGACCGCATCAAGCGCCAGCGCCGAATCCGCCTCCGATGCAGCGCCGACTGTGGATATCTGCACGGCTGCAAGGGCCATCGCGACATCCGTCTCCAGCGCCACGCCGACCGCGCCGGTGGCTCCTGGATCGAGAGCGAGCGCTGCGTCGGTCTCGCTCGCAAGACCGGCGACTGTAATCTGCACCGGAGTCAGCGCGAGTGCGGTCTCTGTCTCGTCCGCACGACCGGTTGACGCGATCTGGACGGCAACCAGCGCCTGTGCTGCGTCGGTCTCGGCGGCCTGCCCGACAGCGCGCAACTGGACGCCAGAGAGCGTCAGGGAGGCGTCGGTCTCGGTGGCAGTGCCCGCGGGTGTCGGCCCACCACCTCCCGCAGACACAGGAACCCATATTGACTGCGGGGCGAATAGGGCAGACCATGGCGCGTCGTTGAACTCGGTTGCAAACGCTTGATCTGCTGGCGCGGTCGATACAGCCAGAATCGACGCCGCTCCACGCCATCCAATCGATCCGGAATACGCGCCAGAGCCTAACCATTTTGCGGTATTGCCCGCCAAACGAGAACTGATTAGCGCGTCGGTAATCGTGAGAACGCCATCAACCCAAACGTCGACACTCTGATTTGCATACTGTGTGACGACAAAGTTGTGCCAACCAAGGGTTACGGCGCCGCCTGACCCTCTAACCGATCCGCCTGAATAGGCTCGCCATGTATTCCCCGCCGTCGCCTCTACTGCAATGCTCTCTGATGTTCCGCCAGATGACCAATCCGCAAACAGCACCTGTCGAGTCGACAATACCCCAACGTACGCGCGACAGATAAACGTGATCGGGTCTGACGTTGGGATGAAATTTCCCCATCCGCCTGACCCCACAATGATGCCGTCATTGCCGCTGGCGCTGTTCGACCACGCGATACCATCCGAGGTTGGCAACGCCTTTGTGTTCGACGCTATCGTGATTGGCCGCGACGGTACTACTGCATCCAGACGATGCAGCGGGCTGATCAGCGATATGATGCCCGACTGGACCGCTCCATCCCGGCGTAGCTCCACCGCCTCCTGCGGCTGGCTAGTCCACGGCCGGCGTTTCTTGAATGCCACGGCTTACGCCTTCGGCCCGTCCGCAACAGGCGTGATTTTCAGCGTCCACCCTGCGGTCATTGTCACACCGCAGGAGTTGAGCACATAGAACTCGTATTCCTGACTCGACTTCGCCGAAGGTAAGATGAACGGCCCCGTCTCAATGGCGTAGTTCGTCGTTGCGCTCATGCCGGTTCCAGTGCGGAAACTGCCCAAGAAATGCCCGGTCCAGTTCGCCGTTAGAGCCGGTTCATCCGTAGTTCCGTTGATATTCAGCAGTCTGCAAAGCAGTTGCACGCCTCCAGTCGTGATCGTGCCGGATGGATACTGAAACGTCAGCACCGCCGATGCTTGATCGCTGTCGTCGTCGTTCGTCCATGTCGCCGCATCGCCACTTGCTGAGTAAGCTCCGCTAGATACCGCAGACGTACCGCCACCAGCAGATACCGTGTCCTGCGTGCCGTACTTGCGGATTGCGTCGTTCGTGCTGATAGCCATGATCAGGCCCCGAGCAAGGTATCGACCGCAGCGTTCACTGCGTCCTGCACGTTAATGTCAGATGCGCCGGTGATAACGCTGGTATTTTGTGCGTTGTACTCAGCCAGGATGTAGTTCAACACGGTCCCGACATCCCGGCTCGGATCAGCCAGGGCAGACACGGCCCACGCCTTTTGCTCGGCAGTTGGTGCCTGAGACTTGGCGATGGCGTTTGCCTTGATGGCGATGGCGACCGCGATCTTTTGCTTGAGCGGTTCGGTCGATGCAGCGCCGCGCAGGGCGTGGAGTTCGGTGTAGCTTGCCATGTCGTGCTCCTTACGACGCCCGGAAGAACACGCCGGTCGTCATCTGGATGTCCGCGCCGCTCGGCGTCTGTGCGAAGTCGAACATGGTCAGCGGGACGATGTTGGAGTCCGTGCCCCCGGTCGTGTCCGGGTCGTAGCACACAGCGATCTTGCTGATGGCGTTGCCGGTGGCCGCGCTCCACGTCACCGTGGGCAGGCTCACGTCATAGCGGTCGTTGCCGTCGTCGGGGGCCGGCAGTGCAGCGAGGTCGGCGTCCGTGAGCGTCTTGCGCCCCATGGTCGTCTGCTCGTTGGTCGTGCCTGCGATCAGCGCCGCCAGCGTGTCCACGTCGATCAGCGTGGCATCGGCCTCCAGACCAGACGTTTCGATGGGTACGAGGATGATGGCGCTGTTGGCCGGGTCGTTGGATTTGACGCGGTTGTAGTACTCGACCACGCGCCCCTTGGCGATGTTGAAGACGATATTGGCCATTGGTTCTTTCTCCTGAAAATTTAAGCACCCACGGATAGGGTGCAATTTGCCGCCACGC